GACAACCAAACAAAGTTCCTAAAGAAAGTACAAAAAGTGCTTGACAAATGGAACAGAGTATGGTACAATAAAGGTACAGTAAAGAGAACGAGAGTTTCAACACTGACAGCACCTTGACAACCAAACAAAGTTCCTAAAGAAAGTACAAAAAGTGCTTGACAAATGGAACATAGTATGGTATAATAAAGGTACAGTAAAGGAAAACAAAATCTCTACTGTTTGCACCTTGAAAATTGAATACAGATGTTTCTCTCCTTGTAATGTGAAACACCCCTGACGAGTCTTTGAAAATTAAGACGAAACACAAGTCTGCTTTAGACAGGGTAGTTATCTACCCTGTGTCGGGTGTAACCCAAATAATACTAACATTAAAAGGAGAAATGAACAATGGCAAGAGAAAGAATGGTAACTCGTACTGTGGAGCTGACTATCGCTGAGGTTATGACCCTCGATACCGCCACCGCAAAGGTGGAAACTATTGCCTATGAAGTGGGAGGTGGTTTGACGGATGAAAAGGCTATTCTCAAGGCAGTTAAGAAACTCCACGAAACTGACACATTCAAGTGCGTTGCTGTGCAGTCTATCGCAACAAAGGAAATTCTCTACGGTATGCCCGAGATTGACTTCATCAAGTACGCAACTGTGTTGCCCCCTCGTACCAAATCTGAGGGCTAAAGCAGGCCGCCCACATGGGCGGTGTCGGGTGAAAATCACAATAACACAAACAAAAGGAGAAACAACATGAAAAACATTAAAAAGCTGTCCCGTATGCCTTACGCACAGGCTCATGTAGAAATTGACGAGAATGGCGGCGTTGAGTTAATCTCTTACGTCACAATGGTTATTTCTATTGACCCTCAAGGTTGGCTTGTATGTACCGGCACATATAGTGCAACTACCAGAAAACATATTGGAGCGTTTATGCACGAATATGGTAACGGCGCAAGCTACTATACAGCGAAATCGTGCTACGAAAATAACGAAACCTATAACATTTATACAGGTGAAGTTATGTCATTAGCAGACGGTGAGTAAAATCACCGTGTCGGGTGAAAATCACAACAACATAACATAACAAAGGAGAAACAACTATGATTACACTGAAAATCCGCGCATACACAAAAGAACAGCTTCAAATGCTGTACGATGTTTTTGGCGAGGGTGTGGCTATGATTACCTCTATTAACTGCACAGGAGATTGCAGAAACTGTGTGTATAAACACCCATGCCACGACCTCGATGAAGCACAGGAATTTCTTGCAAAAGAATTGCAAAGCAGACAGGGTATCTAATACCCTGTGTCGGGTGAAAATCCTAACACAAACAAAAGGAGAAACAATAACATGGAGATTACCTATTACAAAATCAAACTGGGATGCGGTATCATTTGCACATTTAGATGCACAACACCGCTTCAGAAATTCAACATCATGTGCGAACTTATACGCACAAACTATGAACTCCTCGATACAGTCACCGTAACACTATAAAGCAGACCCTCTTTATGAGGGTGTCGGGTGTAAACTATACACGGAGTTAGCCTGTGCTAACCATGTGGATAACTCTGTGGAAACTGTGGAAAAGGTACAAGGCGTAAAAATAGTTCTTGACTTTCTTGTACTTCTGTGGTACAATTATAGAGTAGTCAAGTGTCATACCGCTTGTGAGGTGGTGCAGGTTAGCACAGTAAACCCAACACCACCTCACCATTATGGTGTCGCAGGTATGCATAATTTCAGTTCAAATCTGAAAGACACCAAATACAAATGGGTACAACCCTAATACTAACAAGGAGGAATGAAAATCATGGCAAGAGTACCGCAGGTCACACGCACTATCCAGACCACTAAAGTTGATGTTCTGTGTCTGAACATCAAGGAGGGCAACCCTTTCACTCAGACGGTTGTTCTTCCTCGCACCTACAAGGACGAGCAGGCTATGCTCAAAAGCGTTGAAAAGCTGATTAACTCTGACGAGGTAAAGGCTGTTCACGTTGTTTCTCATAATGTTGAGGAAACCCTGTATGGCATGAGTGAGCAGAAGTTTATCGAACTGGCTGAGGTGCTTCCCCCTCGCAAGGTTTACGGAGAAGATGGCGAAGCTGATACCACCGACAGCAAAACTAATGCCTAATAAACCTTGCAACATTTGCCCTATTCGTGATGTCTGCATACAGGCAGTAACTGAACAACCCTGTCCAATCCCTTATGAGCCTAATAAACAGGCTACTACCAACAATAATAAAAAGGAGAAGTAAAAAATGACTGGTTTTGAAGCTAAAATCCGTGAAGCATCTAAGGAGCTTACTGCTAAGGAGCGTGTCAAGTTCAAGGATACCACAAACGCTATCCAGCTGGACGAGGCAACTAAGGAAAATCCTTTGGTTATCGCCCCTGACTTCTACGTTATCCTTGACATTCACAATGAGCGTTCCGAGGATAAGGATTATGTGAAGTACATCGTTGTCGATAAGGCTGGCAACAAGTTCGTCACTGGTTCCGAAAGTTTCTTTACTGCCTTTAAGTCCATCTTTGAGGAGATGGGTGGCACTAACGAGGACTACGAGATTGAGGTCTATCGTCTGCCGAGTAAGAATTACAAAGGCAAAGAGTTCCTGACCTGCTCCATCGTGTAAAGTCACACCGTCACCCACACCAACAGTAAACTGGTGTGGGTGACTTTTATTCCAAGGAGGAGCGAGTATGGCTAAATCAAGTATGACTACAAAAATAACACCAGAACAGGAGTATAAGAAAGAACTAAGAAGAATTAAACAGTTTATCAGGAGAGCATCAAATCGTGGGTTCTTTTGGGATAAATCTCCTATACCTAATCAGCCTAAAAAGATTACAAGTAAGTCAGTCGAAAGGTTGAGGAAAATCACCCCAGAAGTTTTATACAAAAAGGGTGAATATGTGGTTCAAGAAACCGGTGAACTTATTCCTGCAACTAAGGGAAGAAAACTTGAACGTAAAAGGGCAGTCGAAAAAGCTAAAGAAACACGAAAGTATAAACAGTCTAAGGATAAAAAACCATCAAAAGATACAGGCAAAAAAGAAACAACGTCTAAATCTAAAAAAGATATAAAAACTAAAGCAAAACAGAAACCCATTGATAAACCAATTTATAGCCCAGAAGACGATGAAGTTGAATACGATACTGATGACACCTATTACCCTAACTTTATAGACATAGTTTTGTCTAACTTCCGCGCACAATTAGCCCAGTTTCCTAACGCAGAGGGTACGCCACTTCTTTTGTCGTGGTTTGAAACGCTTATTTCAGATAACGGTAGAGAAGCAGTAGCTCAAATGCTACAAGAGGGTGCAGAACAAGGTTTGCTTATCACATGGGAAACGGTTTACAAGTCAGTAAATACCAAAACGTACATGACTGAAATGATGAACTATTTACCAGACCAAGGTAAATTCTACGCAGACCAAATCATGGGCATGATGGAACAGTTTGAGTGGTGGGAACAACCAGAATGAAAGTGAAAAAATTCCGGTACTTTATGGGGGATTTTGAAACAACTGTTTATAAAGGTCAGGTTCACACCGAAGTATGGGCATCTGCTGTTGTTGAGTTATTTACAGATGATGTAAAAATATTTCACAGCATAGGTGAAACTTTTGAGTACCTTAGTTCACTCAATGATAACGTATGTATTTACTATCACAACTTAAAATTTGACGGTGCATTTTGGCTCGCTTATTTACTTGTTGAACTGGGATATGAGCAAGCATATGAGAAGTTAAATGAGGATGGTACGGAAGTAAAATGGCTGGCTGAAAAATACATGAAAAATAAGTCATTCAAATACTCTGTATCTGATATGGGTCAATGGTACAACATTATTATAAAAGTAAACAATCACTTTATTGAAATTCGTGACAGCTTAAAGTTACTCCCATTTAGTGTAAAGAGAATTGGAAACAGCTTCAAAACTAAACATAAGAAACTAAATATTGAGTACACTGGTTTTAGGTATGCAGGTTGTCCTATTACTGAGGAAGAAAAGAAGTATATTGCTAATGACGTTCTTGTGGTCAAAGAAGCACTTGAGATTATGTTCAGTGAGGGTCACACTAAACTAACAATAGGCTCCTGTTGTTTAGCAGAGTATAAGAAAATCATTGGTAAAGATGATTACAGCACATTTTTTCCTAATATCTACGACATATCAATAGACGAGAGTAAACACAGATACAAAACTGCCGGTGAATGGGTTCGCAAAGCATATAAAGGTGGTTGGTGCTATCTCGTTAAGGGTAAAGAGGGAAGGATGTACTATAATGGTACAACCGCAGACGTTAACTCTTTATACCCATCTATGATGTCAAGTGAAAGCGGTAATATGTACCCTATTAGTAAGCCTAACTTCTGGACTGGTAACATAATACCAGATGAAGCCTTGTTACCTAATCGGTACTACTTTGTACGAATTAAAACAAGGTTCTATATCAAAGATGGTTATCTTCCATTCATACAGATAAAAGGTAACCTATTATACAATGGTACGGAGTGCCTAACTACAACCGATATTTATGACCCAGTTACACAGCAATACTATGACAAGTATTATGACAAAAGTTGTAATCTGTGTGACACAAGAGTTGAACTCACATTAACCATGACTGACTATATATTATTAAAGGAACACTATGAACTGGTGGACTTTGAGATATTAGATGGTTGCTGGTTTTATGCTGAAATAGGTATCTTTGACGAGTACATTGAGAAGTACAAGAAAATCAAACTGGAAAGCAAAGATGCAAGACGAGAGTTAGCAAAGCTGTTCCTCAATAATTTGTACGGTAAGATGGCAAGTAATACTGACAGTAGTTTCAAAATTGCTTACGTTAAAGAGGACAAATCTATTGGCTTCAACTATATTCCAGAGAAAGACAAGACCCCTGGGTATATACCAGTAGGGGCGGCTATCACCAGTTATGCAAGAAACTTCACCATAAGAGCCGCACAAAAGAATTACCACGGTGTTGACAATCCTGGGTTTATCTACGCAGACACAGATAGTATCCATTGTGACCTTAAACCTGAGCAGATTGAGGGTATAACAGTACACGATAAGAACTTCTGTTGTTGGAAACTGGAAGCCTGTTGGGACGTTGCTACTTTCACCAGACAAAAGACATACATTGAACACGTTACGCATGAGAATTGTATACCTATTGATGAACCTTATTATAATGTAAAGTGTGCAGGTATGCCAGACAAGTGTAAGCAACTATTTATCAAATCAATGACAGGTTATACACCTAAAGAGGATGACAATTTTACCGATGAAGAAATAGAGTTTTTATCGGTTAAGAGAACAATGAAAGACTTTACAGTAGGTCTAAGAGTTCCCGGAAAACTGCGTCCTGTCCGTATCAGGGGCGGTGTAGTTCTTGTCGAAACACCATACGAAATGAGGTAATTATAAATGTTACACAGATACTACGCGAATATCGCAATTAAATACAAAGACGGCGTTGAACCTTTAACCATATCACCAAAAGGTGATTGGGTAGACTTGAGGTGTGCAGAGGACACCACTATGAAAGCAGGGGAGTTCAAGTATATTCCTTTAGGTGTTGCTATGGAACTGCCCATTGGTTGTGAAGCTATCGTAGTACCTCGTTCTTCCACCTTTGCCAAGTATGGTATTATCCAAGCTAATAGCATTGGTGTTATCGACAGTAGTTACAGAGGTGACAACGATTGGTGGCACTTCCCTGCGATTGCTATGCGTGACACCTTTATCCCCAAGAATGACCGTATCTGTCAGTTCCGCTTACTGCCTAATCAGTCACCTATTCGGCTGTTGCAGGTGGAAACACTTGATAACCCTGATAGGGGCGGCTTGGGTAGTACAGGGAGGGACTAATATGTTCAACTTCCTTATACAGCGATACCACAAAACCAAGACACGATTGCAACAATGTCGGCATATTTGCTTTTTCTGTAAATGGAAACACATTTGCAGAGAAGAACGTAAGTTGGAAAATATGTAAAACAAAAGACCCTCTCATTGAAACATGAGGGGGTCTTTCTATATCTGTAACCTTTGCACCACTAAAGCGGTCAGCGAAACCGACAAACTACTGATGGCGGTTTGTTCCACCCGTGCTACCCACCGTGTTCAGAAATGGACACAAAGGCAGATACCTTAATAAGATAATGCTTTTAACACAGCTTCTTTACACCTTAAATCCTTAAAACGGAAACATCCTCGTTCAAAGAAATAACGCAGGTTGGTGAGGAAGAAGTCGTTTCTTTTTAACATAACGTAGTTCAATTCGTGGTCATCTGTGGTGACAGTAATTTTCATCTTGAATGTACCGTCCGCACTATCATCACAGTACAGGAAACCACTATCGGGGTACTCTCTAATTGCGAACTCAGTACCCTTATATTTGAGGGTAGCCAAGTATCTACTGTTACCAACAGGTTTCTCAATGAAAGCCTTGTTATCGTTCAAATAGACGCATTGACTGCTATACGCAACATAAGAGTTCCGCCCAAACGCACGATTGAAACCACTTTCCTGTTGTGCTTTACTCGCACTTTCAACGAAACCTTGTTCCAGTACAAATCCATCTCCACGTAGGAACTTGGTTTCATCTGTCAACCTTTCGCTGATACCCAGTTCCACATAGTAAGGGTTAATAAGGCTGACAGGGTTAGAGAGCATATAGACAGGGACATACCTGATTTGCTCACCGTTACCTCTTGCGATAGAGGTATGCACCGAAAGAAGTTTCTTTATTTCATCAGAACAGTAGTGATTAGTTTCACTTTGGAACTCGTCAAATATCATTCTCTTTATGTCACTAAAAAGGTGACTATATTTCTTAATCTGGTCTGCGCTATTAAGAGAGATAGCATATCCACACGGCTCATCGTCAATGAATAACTCATGGAAGATACCAGACGCTTTACGTTTACTTGTCATGGTTGTACCAGGGAAGAACAATTTAGAAATGTCCTTATAGAACTTTTCCGCACAATCGTCTAACTCATAATTATAACGGTAAATTAGTGCAAATTTCTCATTCTTATCTTTGAACCTGTTTACGCACAATCTTCCGAAATAAGTTGTCTTACCACCTGTACGATTGGTGGTACACATAAATATCTCAGGTGTGTTACCGTTAATGTCTTTCATTGATAACAATTTAGTGCCATCATAATACTTTCCCATGTTAAAACCTCGATTTGTTATTGTTGTTATTGTTATAGGTACTCTACATTATTATAACATAGGTATTGATTTTTGTCAATGGTTATGATATAATAATGTAGGGTTAGAAAGGGGGTGAAGCAGAATGGACGTACAGGCTGTTACCAGTATTATCACAACTGTTGGTTTTCCTATTGCTGTCTGTTTGATTTGCTTTTGGTACATCAATAAGATGCAGGAACAGCATAGGGCTGAAACTGACAAGTTAGCAGAAGCACTGAATAACAATACTCTTGTTATGCAGAAGCTAATTAACAAACTGGAAAACAAGGGAGGTACAACTTAATGAACATCAATAGCATCTTAACAAATAACCCTTGTTACAAAGCTGGGAGAACTATCACCGTTAAAGGGCTTATGTTACATAGCGTTGGTTGTTCACAACCAAATGCCAAGGTCTTTGTGCGTAATTGGAACAAGGCTGATTTTGATAGTGCTTGTGTTCATGCGTTCATTGATGGTAACACAGGTGATGTTTACCAGACACTCCCTTGGAATTATCGTGGTTGGCATGGTGGGGGTAGTTGTAATAACACGCATATAGGTGTTGAAATGTGTGAACCTGCAACTATCAGGTACACCAGTGGTGCTAACTTCGTAGTAAACAACGAAACTGATGCTAAAGCTGTGGCTACCAGAACATACAAATCTGCTGTTGAGTTATTTGCAAATCTTTGCAAGGAATATAACCTCAACCCTATGGGCAATAATGTGATTATTTCACATAGAGAGGGGTATACCAAAGGAATTGCTTCAAATCATGGTGACCCTGAACATCTTTGGAAGCAACTCAAATTACCGTATACAATGGACGGTTTTAGAGCAGATGTTAAGAAAGCTATGTCTGGTGAGAGTGCAAATGATAACAATAATAGTGATACAGAAAGTAACAAGAAAGTTATATATAGAGTACAGGTTGGTGCTTTTAGTGTAAAGCAAAATGCTTACAATATGCTTGACAAACTCAAGAAAGCAGGTTTTGATGGTTTTATAACCAAGGTAGAACTTAACACAGAGGGTAAATAATATGAGTTGGCACGCTAAACCAAGTGGCGCTTACGGGTACAATAGTGTTGAGGGTAAGGAAAACATATCAGAAATGAATATGTTTTTCAATATCCGAGATTACACGTTAGAAGCACAGGCAGGCATATTTGGTAATGTTGTTGGTGAAAGTGGGTTAAACCCTTGGAGGTGGCAGAGCGATACCGTTAACCTTTCTGGAGGTTATGGATTGTTCCAGTACACCCCTGCGCGTGGATATATAAATGGTGCTTCACAACTTGACCATTATGCTCCGAACCTAAGTGTTACCGAAGTTACAGCAGGTGCTTCACCCGAAGATGGTATTGCACAGTGTACCGCTTTTGCTGACAATACACTGAGTAAGTGGACAACTGCTTGTTGGCGCCCGTACTGGGACAAAGATACATACGCTGAATTGTACGCTGTCCGCACCGATATACTAAACATCTATGGTGACGGTTCAAGACTTACAATGTCACAGTTTAAGAGTATCGATAATGTGTACTACGCTACGTTTGCATTTTTATCCTGCTTCGAGGGGCCTGCTGTACCTAACATGAATATCAGATATGAGTACGCAAGTGATATATACACTATTCTTACTGGTGAAACACCTATTCCGCCAGTACCACCAACAAAAAGAAAGAAAATGCCAATCTGGATGCTACTGCGGTACGGTTTATAACAGGAGGAAAGAACATGGCTATTCGCACAAGGGAAGAACTGCTTAATGCTGTTCGTGAAAGAATTGGTGACGATACCTCTGACGAAGCCCTTGCCTTTGTGGAGGACATTCAGGACACCATTAACAACTATGAGAATAACGCAAACAACGATGGAACTGACTGGAAAAAGAAGTACGAAGATAACGACAAACAGTGGAGAACCAAGTACCGTGATAGGTTCTTCCATGGGGGTGTTGAACAGGAAGATGATGAACCTGACACACCACCCAAAAGACTGACATTTGATGAACTTTTTAAGGAGGGCTAATTTATGACAAAAAGAATTGCTATCAACTCGCTCAATGCTAGTACCATCGACATTCTGAACACTATCCGTGCTAACGCTTCCTACGAGTACCAGAATCTTGTACCTGAGATTACCGATGCAACAGAAATCCCCAAGGTGGGTGAGGTTCTGTATGGTTATCCCGCTTTGGCGAACCAGTTCCTCAATGCTCTGGTGAACCGCATTGCATTGGTTCGTGTCAAATCTGCGGTGTTCAATAACGCATATGCTGAACTTAAGAAAGGTTATCTTGAGTTCGGTGAAACTGTTGAGGAAGTGTTCGTCAATATCGCTAAGGCTCGTGAGTTTAACCCCGATAAGGGCGAAGCAAGAGAACTGAAGCGTACTATCCCCGATGTGCGTACCGCTTTCCACACTATGAACTGGCGCGTTCAGTACCCTGTCACCATTCAGGACGAGGACTTGCGTATGGCTTTCACTTCCATCAACGGCGTGACTGACCTTATCGCAAAGATTGTTGACAGCGTTTACACCGCCGCTGAGTATGATGAATACCTGCTTTTCAAATACCTTATGATTAAGGGTATCTCCCACGGTAAGATGTACCCCGTGTCTATCGGTAATGGTAATATGAGTGAAGCGGCTATCGCTTTCCGTGGTACTTCCAACAAACTCACTTTCATGGGTAAGAAGTACAACGCAAGCGGTGTTACTACTACCACTCCCAAGGCTGACCAGTATATCTTCATGGACAGCGACTACAACGCTTCTTATGATGTGCAGGTGCTGGCAGGTGCGTTCAACATGGACAAGGCTGACTTCATCGGTAAACTGAAACTCATTGACGATTGGACTACTTTTGACAATGACCGTTTCAGCGAAATCATGGCTAATAGTGACACGGTTGAGGAAGTCACCACTGAGGAACTGGCACTCATGCAGAATGTCAAGGCAGTTCTGGTTGATGCTGAATGGTTCCAGATTTATGATAACCAGAATAAATTTACCGAGAAGTATGTTGCTTCTGGTATGTACTGGAACTATTTCTATAATGTGTGGAAAACTGTGAGTTATTCTCCTTTCTCCAACGCTGTCGTGTTTGTGACTGACGGTGCCACAATCGCTGACCCTGCAAGTTTCACCGTTGAAATTGCTGACAAGTCTATCAGCGAGAGTGCTACTGTTATGACCCTCGCGGTGCAGGAAGATACACCCACTCTGGCTGACAACAATGTTGAGTTTATTCAGGACTCCACTAACACCGAAAAGGGGATTGCTATTCACAAATATGGTGCTGTCATCTTCCCTGCTGGACAGACCACAGCTACCATTACTGCTAAGATTGGCAACACCGTTTATACTGGTGCTACCGCAATCAACACCACTGATGATGTTGGTACTACTATCACGTTCAACAAAAACGGTTAATTAAGTTGAGGGGTGGGGCTACCACCTCACCCCTCTATTTAAGGAGGTGAACGAATGTATATTGAACCTAACACAGTAATACGTTTGTTAAATAATTGCCCTCTTGACACTACTTACGAACATACTATTTATTTTGAAAGTAAGATTGCACAAATAAGTTACTTTCAAAGCCTTACTAAGTACACTCTGACTAATCAAAGCTATCAACGTGTTCAGCGTGGTAAAATGAGGGTAGCATATAAGGCAGAAGATTTGTACGACTGCAATTACCTTATGTTCCAAAATAGTTCATTTGGTAACAAGTGGTTTTATGCTTTCATTAAAAGTGTTGAATATGTAAACAATGCCACCAGTGAAATCGAATTTGAAATTGACGTTATGCAGACATGGTTTTTCAACTATGACCTTGAAATGTGTTTCGTAGAAAGGGAGCATAGCGCAACCGATAATATTGGTGAAAATCTTGTACCAGAAAATTTGGAAACTGGTGAGTATGTGTCTGATGATTTTGATGCAAGTGGTGTTCTTGGTAATAAGTCTATTGTGGTAGCATCAACTTTTGATGAAGAATACAATAATATTAGTGGAGCATACTATTGCGGACTTTTCAGCGGATTGTATTACAATGTGTTCCCTAACACTACCGATGGTGCTATTGCTTGTGCTAATTTTATCAGTGGTGCTGGTAGTAAAACTGATGGAATTGTATCTGTTTTCCTTATGCCAACATCAATGGTTGGCGGTATTCTGGATAGTGCAAAAACATATGATATTGTTAAAACTAAAAATTTAACCTCTATTGGTAATTACACTAACATAAAAAACAAAAAACTATTAACCTACCCTTATAATTTCTTGTATGTAACAAACCTGCAAGGAAATCATGCTGTGTATCCCTACGAATATTTCAGTGGGGATGAATGTACTTTCACTATTAGTGGAGATATGAGTTGCAATCCGCAGGTTATTATTGCACCGCAAAACTATAAGGGTGTAGCTGTCAACTATGATGAAAAGATGGTGCTGTCTGGTTTCCCCCAGTTGTCATTTAATACTGACTCATTTAAGGCGTGGCTTGCTCAAAATGGTGCATCTTTAGGCGTTAACGCTTTTAGCACCGCTATACAAACAGCTGGTATTGCCACAACAGTAGGAGCAAGTGTAGCCGCCGCGACCCCAATAGGTGCCGGTATTGCTATTGCAAGTGTGGTTGCACCAGTTATACAACACTCTTTCATGCCAAGACAAGCACATGGTGGTGCAGGCGCTCAAACCTTAGCGGCTATGGGTTTACTGGATTTTGCTTTTATGCACAAGCATATTACACCAGAATTTGCTCGTATCATTGATGACTACTTTACCAAACACGGGTACGCTACACATAGGGTAAAAATTCCTAACCGTAATGTGCGTCCTTATTGGACTTATACCAAGACTATTGGTTGCGAAATTACTGGGTCTATTCCTTGTGACGATGCTCGTAAAATTTGCGACATATATGATAGGGGCATTACGTTCTGGAAAAGCGGTGCAAACGTTGGTAACTATAACCTCGATAATAGTGTGTAAGGTGGTGATAAAATGGCTAAACGAGATAGACAGTTCTGGGAGAGTGCTTCTCTAAACAACGCTACGTTTCGTCAATACTACAATAGATTAACGGAGTTGTCTATTTCCATGTTTGAATGGAAAAACCTACCTGATACGGTAGACCCACGGTATCTTGAATTGACCTTATTTACTGACGGTCAAGCTGTATTCTTTAAGGACGAGGAAATTGGTTTTCTTGCCTTACAGAACGCCAAAGGTGGTAAGTTCAATGTGTATCGTATTCCTGTTAATCGTAGAGCGTATGCGGTAAACGGTTATCAGAAAGACTTGACTGACAAGGATAGCGTGATTATCTTCAACAACTATCTCCATAGTAACAGCAGGCTGGACGTAGAAATGTTTTCTCGTAGATTGTGGAATTTGGACAGGGCTATTGACGTAAACGCTAACGCACAGAAAACCCCTGTTCTTATCCAGTGTGATGAAACACAGCGTCTTACCATGTTGAACCTTTATAAGAAATACGATGGTAATGAACCTTTCATTTTTGGTGATAAGAACTTGAACCCTAATGCTATCAAAACTCTGAAAACTGATGCACCTTATGTTGCAGATAAGTTGTACCAGTTGAAAACGCAGATTTGGAACGAAGCGTTGACTTACCTTGGTATTAGCAACATCAACATTACTAAAAAAGAAAGACTTATCACTGATGAAGTCACTCGTAATCAAGGTGGTACTATCGCAAGTCGATACAGTAGACTTGGAGCGAGACGAGATGCTTGTAAAGAAATCAACAAAATGTTCGGGCTGGATATTTGGTGTGATTATCGTGAAGATTATCAAGCCTTGTCTGAAGAAGTGCTTACAGACGGTGACGATGTGACGGAAGAAGGTGGTGAACCGAATGAGTAAATATACAACCGAAGTTCGGTTCATCTGCGAGAACGCTTCGGGCATTTCTGAAAGTGTCGGTTATAACCGTATTGATGATATTATCAATAAGGCTATTCCTGAGGTGTTCAACTTTGACTTCCCTATCTTCGATGAAGCGTATAGAAATGTACTCTGCAAGAAGATTTTGAAGCACTATTATACAAGGGAAATCTGTGAGGAAACCGTTGGTTTATGGAAGTTCCGCCTTGATACTCGTATGAACGAGATTATGCCTTACTTCAATAAGTTGTATCAGAGTGAACTACTTGAGTTCAACCCATTGTATGATGTGGATATTACACGTAGGGGTAATAAGGCTAACACAACAAATGGTAATGAGAGCATTGACAGCACAAGAACTGGTACAGGTAATAGCGAAACTGATGTTAGCAATAAGACTGACACCACTAACACCAGTAAGGAAACAAATAAAAGCACAAGTAACAGCACCAATGAAGGAACTAATCATAGTACAACAAATATGAATAGTTCTGACAGTAAGACAGAACGAGATTTGTATTCTGACACACCACAAGGGGCGTTAACTAATGTTGATAATGAAACCTATCTAACCAACGCAAGAAAGAAGATTGGTAGTGGTACTAAGACCGATGTAGGTACAACAGATGTAAGTGTTACAAATAAGGACAGCAATACAGCAAATAACGACACAGATATTAGTGCTAACGGCGAAACTAATCAAGAGGGTAATTCTACAACCAATTACACAAATAATGATACCTTTAACAGTAATCAGGTGAAGAACGCTGAAAGTACAGAAGATTATCTGGAAAGCGTTAGTGGTAAGCAGGGTGGGCCGAGTTACTCCAAGTTACTTATGGAGTACAGAGAAACCTTCCTTAACATTGATATGCAGGTTATCGAAAGTCTTTCTGATTTGTTCTTCGGACTTTGGTAAAGGAGGACTATTATGGGTAATTTTAATAATGTTGACCCCGTCCGCTATTGGACATACAAAATTTTACCTCTGGTGTATGATGACAGTCTTAGTTATTACGAGGTATTAGCTAAGGTTGTGCAGAGGTTGAATGTGTTGGTTGAGAACAACAACAATATTACACAGCACATTAAAGACCTTATTTTAGAGTACATCGGTAGTGGTGAAATTGGTGAGGTTGTGTCTGACATCATCGCCAACTTTATTCTCAACGTAAAGAACCCGCCAGAGGGTATCACAGGCGCAACCGGTGATGGCTCAACAGATGACACCTCTGCGTTTCAGGGTTGTATTGATTGGGCAGCTGAGCGTGGTGGGGGTGCGGTATATATCCCTGCTGGCAAATATCTCGTACAGCCTTTGCAGATGCGTGACAATGTTTCTATCTTTGGTTATGATAGGTATAGCACAGTTCTGGTTCTTAAAGGCGGGGCAGATAAGGCTATGCTCTGGGACGATGAACCAGGTGTAACTGGTGTCAGTGTATGTAATGTAACCTTAGACGGCAATATGGACATTCAAGTAAACAACATCAATGTTATTGAGCTGTCACCTGTTGACTGCCTTTTCCAGAACCTCATTATTACTGACGGTTACAAGCTGATGCAGTTGCGTGGTAGAGGTGGTCATGTTCAAATTGATAACATTGTATTTGAATACAGTGTAATCAACTCTATGGAACTGCTGTACCACACCGAGTACAGCAATAGCGATACTATTTATCAAGTTAATAATGTGGTATTTGAGAACGTGTCCGAACTGAAAGGTGAACAGGCTATCAATGTCATGTGTGACTATGTAACCATCGAAAATGCACACATTAGAGCAAGTGTCCCTGTTGGACTGCAAATCAGTTCTAATAACTGCCGCTTCGTGGGTGTTATTGAGAACGCTGTCACTGATGTAAGAAACACAGGTAATAATAACACAATTATCGTAAACGGTAAGTCTATTAGTGAGTATGTGACTGGCGATAAAATGTTCACCGGACGTAATCATAGTGAGGTACTTAGTGGAGATAAGGATGTACATGGCGTAAACTACACCGAAACACTTAGTGGCGATAAGGATGTACATAGTGTAAACTACATCGAAACACTTAGTGGTGACAAACGTGTTAACGCTAATAGTGTAACTGAAATTACTACTGATAAGAGAACAATAGCCGCTAAGGCTATTGAGGAAACTATCACAGAGGGTAAAACTGTGAACGCACAGTCCGTTGTGGAAACTATCACCGGTAGTAAAACTGTGAACGCACAGTCAACCACCGAGGTTATCACAGGCAGTAAGACAGTAAATGCGGGTAATTTAAGTGAAACTGTTACCGGAGACAAGAATGTGAGCGCAAAAAATCATAACTTCAACGGTACTGGTTTTAATATCAACACCTCAGACCCTATCGGGTACATGGTTCCGCAGATTATCGACAAGTATTTTAGCTTTATTCCGTTCAAAAACGGTGAAACTGTGTACAAGGTGTTAGTGCAAAACGGCGACCTTTCTGATATTGGTAGCTTATACAAAAATGTTACCGTGCTTGGCGTGGTCAGTGACGGCGTAACTGATAACAGCGAAGCGTTAAACAATGCTGTTAGTAATAACAAATATTTGTACTTCCCTGCTGGTGAATATATGTTCAACGAAATTGTTCGCATGACAGGTGTGAGTGTGCTTTTACACCCCGATGCTGTGGTTAAATGTTCTAACCCTTGGCAGTTGACAGATTGCTACGTTTGTGGTGGGCAGTTCCAATCTACTGGTACAACTTTTAGTTGTTATAGTGGCAGAAACCACATTACAAGGGCAAGTGTAAGAGTGTTGAGCAATATGCAGATTGGTATTACCGCCTATGATGGTGTTGTAGAAATTGACAACTGCCATTTTAATGGTAACAGCGTAGCACAGTTTGCTATTTGGAGTGACCCTGACCCTAATAATACTATCCTTTATGTTCACAACTGTACGTTCGAGTATTTCTGGTTAAATGCCATTTTCAGTAGTGCGATTAGTTGCATTATCAGTGCTAACTATTTCAGAAAGTGCCATATTCAGGTTGAGCCTAACGGTGGCGGTTTTATTGACATTGTTGGTAAGAACACACAGGGCATGACTGTTATCATGGGTAACAACATTGTTGAAGCAGGTAGTTCTGTATGTTCTGGTATCGAAACTGAACACAGTGCTAACGTAGTAGTTATTGGTAATAACATTGATATTACTGATGGACTTTACTGTATTGCTTGCCAGACTTCTAATATGCACATTGAACACAATAAGTTTGTAGGTAATACAGCTATCTGGACAAATAATAGCGGTAATATTAGCACCAAAAATAACTGGTATGTCACAACTAAGAATATCATTGTAGGTAACCCGTACATGAGCGGCGTATTCATTGAGAGTAAGTACACAGCACCGTTGCTGGTTCGCGGTGGCGATTATATGCCTGTTATGACTATTATCGGTTACAGCCCGTACCTCGATAGTGTTACACTTGGTGCTACGGAACACCTGCGTTATACGTTCGACTGTGATGTAACACTTAGAATTGTAGTTGATGATACTACTGTGTATGAGGTTATGGTTATCAAAGATACAAACGCTGTTATCCCTATTGTTGGTACGATTGAGGGTTTTGACCTGAATGTTTCTAACGGCATCATTGACCTCTTTAATGGTAATAATCAGCACAAGTTCACAGTGTATAGGATGTCCTAATAGGAGGTTAAAATCATGTGCGAAATAGGATACCAGTGTTACGACTGCTGGTACTACAAAAGTGGCCAGTGTGCCGGTGAAGATAAATAACTAATGCACTAATACCCTTGGGCGGTATAGCAGGACGACTGTTGTATCGCCCTCGGTGCATATGGGTAAGGGTGTTCGAGCCTAAAGGGTGAAGGCCGAGCGGCGCCTGCCTTCGCTCGATCCG